GTCAGTGCTAAGCACCATGTCACCCGCTAACACTTGACTTGGCTGATCAAGAATAACTTTTGCAGTTGTTGCGCCAGAGGTAGCAGACACAGCAAAAGGATCATCTAAAAAAACCGCTAGATCATCACTCAGGAAGTCTGCAAGCGCCATCGTCTTTTGCTTTAGTAGTACGTTTTGTCTTAGCCTTAGATTTAGTAGGTGTTTCGCTCTCGACTGCTTTACCCATGCGGATAAGCAGTGCGCCGTCAGAGTCCGACACGTCATAAGACTGACCAGCCTCTAAGGCTTGGCCGCTAGCCATGACGTTTCTAGTGCAGGTGATTTGCATAAGAAAAAAAAGGGCCGTTTCCGGCCCCTTCCTCGTTATTAAGCGGTGGTGATGTCCTCGATTGAGGCAAAGGCAGATGCCTGACGCACTGCAACATCAAATGTGATGATGCCGCGAACCGAAGTCAATGCCTTGCTGAAGTCGTCAGAGTCAGTTCCTACAGTGATCTCAAGGCCATTGCCGTAAAAGCCCAGCATGGCCTGGCTGAAGTCACCAGCAACCAAAGCGGAGCAAACGCTAGAGCTAGAACCCTTTGTCAGGTTGGAAGGCACAGCGTTAGTGACGGCAATCGGGTAGCCGTTCAAGGTCAGAGGCGTAGGGCCACGACCAACAGCCTGCAGATCGGTGTTGTAGAGGAAAGCACCGTCAGTGGCGGATGAACCACCAGCGCGGAGTTTCTTTAGGCCACCCATCACCTTGGCGTTAGTGACATAAGCCATGTTTGGACCGAAGGCGTTGTCCTGGGTGACTTCAGTCTCCAGGTCAACAATCTTCTCCATAGTGATGGCTCCACCATTGGTCCCCATCGCCACAGAGCCGATGCCGCTGGTGTTGCGGATGCCTGTGGGTTGACCAGAGGAACCGGAGCCGTTCAGCACTGCGGAATCAACAGCAGCGTTAATGCCGTCAGTCAGGTCACGACGGATCAGCTCTTCAATGCCAGGAGTGGCTTGCAACAGCGTTTGACGGCTGTAGCGGCTCAATGCAGCTAAGTTCTTAGGCGACATTGAAATTTGGTCAAATGTCGATTCCGACTGCGTAATTGCAGTAGTCTCGTTCGCTAGGTAGTAGGTGGAGGCAACACCAGAGCGACGGGGGATAGCCACGTCACCGACCAAGCCGGTCAGGGTGCGAACGCCAAGGCCAACCACAGGGGAAGAGTTCCGCAGTGCCTCGATAAAGTCATCTGCCAAAAGGTCAGTGGCAACCAAGTTCCCGCCAGTAGTTGCACCAGAGGTGACGTAGGTAGCGCGTTGGCTCAGGGCAGAGAACGGAACAAAGAAGGAACGCTCACCAGTAGCGTTAAGACCGGAGGTACGTGCAACTTCCTGGCTCAATTCACGGACAAGACCAGCACCGTGAGAAGACCAATCACCAGTGATCAGGGCGCGAACGCCGTCGATCATTGAATAACGCTCTTGCACTGACTGACCAAGATCAACAGGTGCCACGGTTTCAACAGGCTTAGCGCCAATTTTCTCAAGCACCGCCTCACGGGCTACGTCTAAAGATGAACCGTTTTCAATCAGTTGATCAGCCAAGTCACGCATCTCGTGCTTGCTGCACAACTCTTGAATGTTGCGAATGCGGTTGCGCTCAGCAGAAGCTGCTTTTTTAGAAGCTTCATCGCGCACCACATTGATGTCGGGTGCAGTGGACATTTGATTCTCAGAATCGGGTGAACTTTGTGGTGCGACGCGAGCCGCAGAATCGGCCGTAAGGGCTTCTTCTGTCTCGATTGTAGTAGCGGGAAGCAAGGATCTTCCAAAGCCAACCGAGGGATCAGCACCGCTAGAAACGACGCTGATTTCATATGGCTCCCAGGAAGTCGCTACAAACTCGTTGTTGCGTTCTTCCATTTCCTTAATTCGATAACCAACGCTCACATTGCGCATAATTCCATCTTTGACATCCGTCAAAATTTCCTGAGCAAAAGCATTACGGCTGAAACGAACGCGACTAAAAGCCTTCTTTTTATCCTTGTCTAAATAGGCACGCTCAACGACACCGATCGGTCGATCCATGTCGTGATTGAACAAAAGCGGTGCGCCATCGTTCAAGCGTGCAAAGTCAGCAGCCCCATCCTCATGGCTTAGCACCTCCATCCCAAAGCCCCGCTCTACTGGGTATTCAGAGCTAAAGCTGAACTGCATCACGCGGTCTTCCTGCTCCTCAAACTTGGTCTCACCAGCCCGCTTGTAGAGCGTAGAAGCTGAGCGCAGAGCAGCGATTTTGGTCAACGTTGAAAACCGATGACCAACCTGAACATCAGTTGGCTCATTGCCTTCATCAGTCTCTCTATAGACCGTGATTAAGGCAGCAGGGTCATCCTCATCACCGTTGACAGTGAAATCAGAATCAGGAACATTAATAGTGCCGTCACGCTCAATGCGATCAATACGGCCCTGTGCAGTGCCACCTGAGCTGTTCCATCGCACAAAATCTCCAACGCTAAGTTCGCCAGGCTCGGCCCTTACTTGCGATTCGTCAGACATAGCACGTTCGCGGATTTCTTTGATTCTATCTGCCTTCTTTGTAGACCACACCTGCCCAGGGTCTCCACCCCACGCAGCCCAAGCCACACGACCATTAGATGGGTAACCATCTTCACCAGGCGAAAAACCTTCGCCTTGCTTGTCAACCTCGTGACGCGCAAACCAAGCAGCTTGAGCAATCACAACGTCTGGTGCTAATTCATTACCGCTCAAAATCTGTGTGGCTCTGCGTGCAGCAACCTCAGTTCCGCCAGCTTGACCATCAGCCTTCCAATCTCGATAACGCTGTGCCTCTTCTCTCATGCCTTTAGTAGGCATCAAGTCAATTTGTGTGCCGTTAATAGTTGCCAAGATCTTCCTCCGCAACATTTTCTGCATCCTCGCCACCAGGCGCAGGCGTGTCACCAAAGGCGTCAATGGTGTTGGCCGGCTTGTACTGGCTAGCGCCACTGCCATTCACAGCAGACGGATCAGTGTCAGTGATGATGTTCATCTCGTCGAGCTTGGCTAGCTCTGACTGACGAGCAACCAAGAACTCATCAAAGTCGCCACCGTTTTCAGCTACGCAATCAGCAAGCGTTTTAAAGCCGCTGCGCACTGCTGCCTTCTGTGCAGCAATCTCTTTCTGTGGATCAACGTAGTGGTAGCCCCTGCAGACCCAACGCACAGCCTCATAACGCTCAGGCTCAGTTTCGTAAGTAGGCAGATTTAGTGCGCCACTAAGCACAGCCATCTCAAGCCAAGCGTCATAGATCGGCTGATAGAACTGGTCTTTCATCATCTGCTGGATAGATCGCCAGTTGTCGCGGTCCTGCAGTAAAGCGAGTCGTGATGACGAATAATTTGATTGCGAATAGTCGTTTGACAGAACCTCGTAGCTGCATCCGACACCCGCACCGAGTGCCCTGAGCTGTGCCCTAAGAAACGGCTCATACTCGCCAGTAGGCGAATCCATGTCAGGAATGGTGACCGTTTCGCCTGGCTGCAGGTACTTGAATTGCCCAGGCTCAAAGCCTGTTACCCGCTGTTCGTCATAGATCTCGCCACCTGGATCAAGTTCACCCTCCGGTGATTGGATAAATCCCATCAGAGCAGAACTTGCTCGGGCACGCACAACACTCGCCTGTTCCCATCCATCTAGGTGGTGCATCCTCTGCATCGCAGATGCAAGCCAAGGAACGCCACGGGTTTGACCAGGCCGTGCAGATGTTCGATCAAACAAATGAATAACATCTTTTGCCGCGACAATAATGTGACGCTTTCCTGGCTCCCGTGTAGGGAAGGCAGAATCGCCAGGATGCCGACTTAAAAATGCGTAACTGACTGGACGGCCAAATTTGTCTAGCTCAACGCCAAGTTTCCAAACGTTGCCGGGTTTAGTCGGAGGGCTGTTGTAATCTTCGTCAAGCTGATCAGCTTCCAACACCTCAAGCGCAAAGTTGACTTTGCTGCGGCCAAACTTCTGCCGCACCATGCGGATAAATACTTCGCCGCTCTCGCACATTGACGAGACTGCAAGCTTTTCAATATCGGCAAAGCACAGTTGGCCTGCGGTGTTGCAGCTGTCCTTACGGCCCCACATCGACCAAGCTTTTTCAATCTGCTCGTTGATGCGAGTGTCAAGCTTGCCGCCACGCTGACGCATCACCTGCGCTTGAAGCCTGACACCTGTTCCTACAACAGAGTTGCGGACAACACGAACAGCAGACTTTGCATAGTCGTTGTCGCGTACAAGCTGTCGTGACCTAGACCGCAGGCGCTTAAGACTGCCCTTGATCTCTTGGTCAGCAGAGGTGACAGAGGTGACCCAGTCAGCAGTCAGACGACTGGCCTGAGCACCGCCAAACATGCGAGCGCGTGACCGTGCAATCGGCTCAGGATTTGTGCGCCACAGTTCGCGCCATGCAGAACGGATGCCCATGTCAGAACCTCACATAAAGGGAATGGGGATCACCCAAACCGTTGGCGATCATTGCAGCTTTACGCTCTCGGGCCACTATGGCTTTGAGCTGACTTTCACGCATCCGCAGGTCAGCAAGATCAACTCGCTTAAAGGTGCGGTTGCCGATGCTGTATTCAGCAGCCTTGTCAGCAATAATTGCGCGGATTGCTGCAGTAACTGCGTCAAGATCTTTCTCTGCCTGCGTGCGTCCGTCGAAAGCGTCAGGTTGTCCCGTATAGGCAAGGCTGGCTAGGACCTCAAGCCGACCATTCCCAAGCGTGAATTTCTCGGAGCCTTTCGATGCTTCTGAATAGAAAAACCAATCGCCTGCGTCAAAATCTGCGCTATCTGTTGCGCTAATTGTGAACTCCCAGCCTGTGCCGTAAGAGGTGCCTACGACAGTGTGACCTTCATGATTACTATTAGTGCGCAGGTAGTAAGTCAGCGTCCAATCAGATGACGAAATGCTTTCATTTAGAGGGCCGACCGCTGCATCATCCCTCCATTTAATGGTTGTGCCGGCGTAGATCTTCTTAGGGATGTTCACGTCACCAGCTGTTTACAAACGACTTAGCCGGTTTAGACGGCTTTGCCCTTGATTTTAGCGGTCTATTGTCGCCTGATTCCAGTTTCTCACGCAGGTTTTCCCACATCGTGAGCTTAGGCAAACGACGGATATAGAGTTGAAAAGCCGCATAGGCGTAAACCGCGCAGTCCAAGCACTCAGCCCGTGCTGATGCTTTTCTGACCCAGATCCGTGTTGGCAGCCCTCCGCGATAGACAAGCTTCTGTCGCTCAGAAGTAAGTTGCTGAAAGTATTCAGTATCAGCAGCTAAGCCAAAATTAAGGTTGCCAGGGCCTTTTTCTAGGCGCAGTTTGCCGAATAACGTAGTCTTAATTGTGTCTGTCCCAAGCATGTAAAGGGTTACGCCCTTTTTAATGGTACGGCCCTTCCAATTCACATCTACCTTGCTGCCTTTCCCTACTGCTGCAGCGTTCCTGCGGCTGCTGCCCTTGATAGCCACAACACCTCGCGGCAGACGCTCACGCACATAGGAATAAACTTCGTGGGTGCAGTAGCCAGTGTCTATAGCCAGCTGAGAAATCTTTAGGTAAAAGTGCTCTTCTGTCTCCCACTCGCTTGCAAGTACAGCATCAAGCTGTTTCCATACGTCTGGCTGTGTCGGATCCCCGATTAGCTTTTGGTGCCATACAAGCCAACCTGTTTCTGGCTGCCCTTTAGCTCCCGACCAGCCCCAAATTGAAATTTCAAGCCGGTCCAGCTGCACGTCCACGCCAGCTGTTAACAGCACAACATCCTTAGGCACTGTGCCTGGCTCATAGGGCAAGCGCCGGCCCATCAAGCCCTCAGCACTGACCTGCGCTGAATAGTTTTCCTCGTATGTCTCAGCAAGCCGGGTGTTGATAAACGTGCGCAGTGCAGCAGGATCGTTCTTCGCACGCAGAAAATCTTCAGCCAGCTCACTCCAGCTAGCCCAGCCCAGCGGGCTATACAAGCCATTTAGATGAAAGCCGGCAGTCTTGCCGTCAAAGTGAGAGTGATTGCGCCACTCACCAGCGGTCAGCATCTGCGTCTTGTGGTGTTCGTCAAACCGCTCGCCACAGTGCTTGCACTGATACTGCGCTGTTTCCGGCCTGTCCTTCTCCCACTTCAAGCGGCTCCACTCAAGGTGCTGAAACTCACCACAACAGGGTGCTGGCACCCAAAACTTGCGCTGATCTGACTTCATATATTCCGCCTCAATCTTGCTGAAGTCCTTCACCGTTGGCGTAGAGGTCAGCAGCACCTTGCGCCTAGCAAAGGTTGTCGTCCTGCGTTCAGCTAGCGCGACTGGGTCACCCTCTCCAGGGATCTCCTGCATAGCGTCCACCTCATCCATGAACAAGTAACGGCAAGGTGCAGAGCGCAACTGGCTAGGACTATTCGCACCAGTGAGCAACAGAATCCCACCAGGGAAGTCCTTGGCAAACATTGAGTTAGAGCCATCTCTAGAGCGTGCGGGTGCAATTTTTTGTTTAAGCCTCGGCGTGTCCTCTATCAGGCCCTCAAGCCTTTGCTTGGACATCCTCCGCGCCATCTCAATGGTGGGTTGCACTGCAAGCAACGGCCCAGGGCTGTGGTCAATAATCCAAGCCAACCAATTCAGGCCAACCTCTGTTTTGCCGCTCTGCGCTGAGAACATCAGCACGACACGTTGCACGCTGCTCTCACTGCTCAGGTCACGCATCACCTGACGCAGGTAAGGAGTGCGATCAGTGCGCCATGGCCCAGGCTCCGCGCTTGCTTTGCTACTCAGCCGCCTATATCGATCACTCCACTCATCAACAGTCAGCGGCTCTTCTGGCCTGAGCCCATCTAAGAAACCTTCACGCCAAGGGTTCATGCAACCTTCGCAATCTCCATCAAGCACTGCCGGTGCTCAGTGGTCAGCACCCGGTGGATGACAGCAGGATCAGTCTCACCCGCCAGCTCATTGCTGAGACGATCAGCAAGATTCGCCAGCTGCTCACGGATAGAGCGACCCAGCTGGAAGCTCTCCTTCTTCACAAGCTCAGCAGGCACCAACTCTTCCATCTGCGTCGCCGCCGTGATCTTTGCAATCTCTGCGTTGTAGTGCTCTTTGCGTGCGCGGCTTGTGTAAAAGTCCGGCACATCTTCCTCCTCTACATAAGTCACCTGCCGGCGCACTTCTTTCTTCGCGGCCTCAAGAGGTGTTGGCTCTTTCTTTGGCTTCTCTGGCATCTGCGCAGCACTTGGCCGCTCAGTAACGCCCCAAATCCTCAGCCCTTTCTCTAAGTCGATTTTCGGGTTGACGTTTCCAGTGTCAACCAACGCTCCCTCCAAGCGACCTTGTTGAATCGCCTTAGAAACCGCTTGGCGACTGCATCCTGCGGCAATCGCAAACTTTGAAGCTGTTACTAACTCAGCCATATCGTTGACATTGTCAGTTGACGTTAGCTTAGCTTTTGTCAACTAGTTGACGTTCCGCTCGCTACATAAAAAACGCGCGTTGGACGACCA